ATAGGCGCGGACAGCTTGGCTAAGGCAACCAGGGGATCTGGTACGGCTGGCCGTTTGGCGCAACAACGGCTGTTTGCCGCATAGCTGGGCGAGAGCCCATAATCAGGAGGTATGATGAATCCCAAGTTACGAGCATTTTTGTTGGCCAATGGTCTCCGCGCCGACGCCCCAGAGGATGAGGCGTGGAATTTTCACAAGGATATGCAGGGCCGAGGGGTCTCGTTTGACGGGCCTGAACGGGTTGGCGGCGATGCTCAACGGTCTGAACCGGCCGTTCCTGCAGCAAATCGCCAGGCTGCGCCTGCACCTGTATCGGTTGCGCCCTCCCCTGTTGCCATTCCCCCGCCACCAGTGATTGATGCATCCCGCACCGACAACGGCTTCACCCGAGCGTTGGACATCATGGAACTGTGCAACCGGCATGGCATTGAGGGTGAACAACGCTCCGCCATGCTGAAGCCCGAAGTGACCATGGACCAGGCCCGCTCCATGGTTTTGGAGACGCTGGCCCAACGGAGTGCTTCGCACCATCCGGGCTTTGCCCCGTCCGGGGTGCAGGTCCAGGTGGATGAACGCGATAAATTCCGTGCCGCCGCCTGTACCGGCATGTTTTTGCGGTGCGGATTGCCGCTGGATGGAGAACGAGGTCTGGCTGTCTCCCTGGAGGGCTGCGGCTGGAAGGTGGACCGGGCTCAGGACGTGGGCCGGGACTTCATCGGCTATTCCCTACGGGAGATCGCTCGTGAATGCCTGCGTAAAGCCGGACAGTCAGTGGGCGGGAATTCGATGGAAATGGTCGGCCGTGCCATGACCGTGAGCGACCTGCCGGTACTCATGAGCAACGTGGCCAACAAAGCCCTGTTCGAAGGTTATGCCTCGGCTGAGGAGACCTGGGAAATCTGGGCGGATGGGACCGGCTCAGTGCCGGATTTCAAGCAGAATACCCTGGCCATGGTGTCGGAATTTGACGACCTGGACGAGATCAAGAACGACACCGGCTACAAACACGGCGACCGGAGCGATACCAAGGAAGTGTACCAGATTGCCACCTTTGGCAAGCTGGCGGCAATCACCCGCACCACGGTCATCAACGATGATCTCATGGCAATGGCCGACATGTACATGAGCATGGGCGAGGCAGCCAGCCGCAAGATCGGCGACTGCGCTTACGGCGTGCTCATCGCCAACGCGGCCATGCGGGATGGGGTAACTTTGTTTCATGCCAACCACAAAAACATCGGGACCGCAGGCGTACTCGGTGAGGTCACTATTGCTGAGGCCATCAAATTGGCCGGGTTGCAAAAGGGGCTCAAGAGTAAGCAGGCATTAAACATTCCCTTGCAGTATTTCATCGCTCCCAAGTCTATCGAGGGTTCATCCGAGATCTTCTTTGCCTCGAACCAGTTCTCCTCGGACAACAAGGGCAGCACTCGCACCAACATCTACGGTGGCACCCGGTTCCAGCGGGCCTATGACGCCCGGCTCGATGAAGCGAGCCCGACGGCCTACTACTTTGCCGGCCCCAAACGCAAAACTGTGCGCCTCTTTTTCCTCAATGGCAACCGCACGCCCTGGCTGGAGGCCAAAACCGGCTGGACCACGGACGGCGTGGAATACAAGGTGCGCATCGATGTTTGCGGCAAGGCAGTGGACTGGAAGGCAATGGTCAAGAACGCCGGGGGCTGATCCGCACACAAGTGCATCCATTAAAAATGCGTTTTGCCGTCAACCAACGGTTGGCAAAACAGGAAAATGGCGCGGGCCAGTCCCGCGCCCATTAGGGAGAACAATTATGGAACGTAGAGGACTCGAACCCGTCAAGCGGGTAGCGTACTTTGAATATGATTTCTCCGTCGATGGTGGCTTGATCGGCGACATCACCCTACGCGGCGACAGCTTTCCCGAAGGGGCGGTTATCACCGGCGGCATGGTGCATGTCAAGGCGGCCTGCGCTGGAGGTGCATCAGCCTCGATTTCCCTGAAAGTGGAAAGTGCGACCGATGTAATGGCAGCGACCGCCATGGCCGGTATGGTCACCAATGCCCTGCTGGATGTGAAGCCGGACGGGACTGCGGCCAATGCGGTGCGGACCACGGAAAACGGCAGGAAGGTAGTGGCCACTATCGCCACGGCAGCCCTGACCGCCGGTAAGTTTGTCGTGGCCCTGGAATACCTATAAGCCATGATCGATGCCAACGAGACCCTGGGCTTTGCCCTGGATGATTTCGGGATGGAGGCGCTTATCAATGGAGGGCCGGAAACCATTACGATTGATCCCTATCTTGATGCGTCAACCGAGTTTAACGGGGAATCCGTCGATCACTCCGGCCCGTTCGCCATTGCCGCCATGGCAGATGTCGAAGGTTTGGCCGCCGGCAATCATGGCGACACCCTGACCATCCTCGGGACCGACTATACCCTCCTGGCCATTGATCCCGATGGCCAAGGAGGCGCTGTGCTGAGACTGGAGGCAAAACCATGATGCGTGCCGATATCGTCAAGGCCATCCAGGACCTGCTCCGTACAACCGGCGCGTTTTCAACCGTGTGCGGTATCGGCAGCGACAAACCGACCTACCCTCTCGCTCGGGTATGGGCCAACGGCTGCCCTCAAAAAAATATCGAGAACACCCCCCAGGCCATGATTGACCTACGGGTGGCGGTGCAAATCGAGACCAATCCAGTGGTGGATCAGGATGGCAACAGCGACGAAACATTACTCTACGATTTGGTGGATCGTGCATTCAAGGCTCTGCATGATGCGAAGTTACCCGGAAAAGGTTCGTTGCCGCTCATCGTACACGACCATCCTGGATTGAGCGCATATGAGCAATCCAAGCCTCTTGTCTATCTGATGCAGGTTTCTGTCCGGGTGGTTCCTGAGGCATTTTCAATTAGTTGATCAAGGCACATCGCCCGGAGGTTAGACAATATGCAAAACGCACAACAAGGCATGATTCTCGGCGGGGATCTGTATTTTGATTTTCTCACCGCAGCCGGGGCTTCGACCGGTTTTGACCTGGCCGGTAATGCCAACAAGCTCGTTCCCAAGGTCGAGACCGAGACCCTGGAGAACAAGCTCAACGGTCGGGACACCCTCGGCCAGACCGGCGACTCCTATACCCGGATCACCAGTTCGACCATCTCGTTCACCATGAACCGGTACAACCCCCGGATCGTGGCCGCGTTCTTCATGGGCTCGGCGGTGGATATCACGGCGGCATCCGGAGCCTACACCGCGACCATCACCGGTATTCTCGATAAGTGGGTGGATATCGGGCACCTCGATCTGGCCACCTGCGTGGTCAAGGATGAGACCGATACCACCACCTATGTGGAGGGCACCGATTTTGAGGTCAACACCCGGCTTGGTTTGCTCAAGGTGATCAGCGCCACCATCGATGGCGACGAACTCCATATCAGCGGCAACAAGGCGGCGTCCACCGGCTTCAAGATTACCGGCGCCACCTCGCCGATTATCAATGTCGGGCTGTACCTGGACGGCAAGAACTACATCGGCGGCGGCGATGTCAAGCTTCGGGTCTGGCAAGCGCAGATCCGGGCCGAGGGTGATTTTGATCTGCTCGCCCAGGGCGGTTTCCCTGAGCTCTCGTTTGCCGGCACCATGATCACCCCCAACGGCAAGTCCTGGCCGTTTGAGATGACCTGATAATTAGGCAATCATCATCCAACCCAAAGGAGAATAAATGCAAAAAGTGAAAACAATTCAAATCGGTAAGCAGTCATTCACCCTCAAAGAGTTGCCGGTGGTGGTGATCTGGGCGCTGATCAATAATGACCAATCCACCGCAAAGGCCAGCATGCTCGACCGCTCCATGGATTTGCTCCATCTTGCCTGCCCGGAACTGACCCTGGAGGTCCTGTTGAACCCAGAGCAGCCAATGTTTCCCTCGGAGATCGAGGAATTGTGGCAGGGATTTGAGGAGGTGAACGCCGCTTTTTTGGGGGTGATCCGCCGGATCGGGCTGGACACGGCCTTGATCGGGGCGGTGCGCGAGGCGATCACGACTTCGATCGGGCAATTTGCGGCCTCATTACCAGCGGCCACGGACCCCGCGTCTGGGACTACGGCTACGGTTTCTTCCTGACCGCGCTCTCGAGTTTAACGGGCGATTAAATGGCACCCCAATCGAAGATTGAAATCATCCTGGCAGCGGTGGACCGTGGCTTGAAGGCTGGGATCAACGGTGCTGTTGGAACGATCAAGTCCTTTGTCACTGGTATCCGCCAGGCTGAGACGAGCGTTAAGGGCTTGACCACCTCGGTTTCAGGTCTGCTGGCTCCGCTGTTGGCCACTGTTTCGGCAGCGGCCGGGATGCAAAAGCTGGTGTCCGTTTCCAGGGAGTTCGACAAACTCAGCGCCGGGCTGCTTACGGCTACCGGCAGCGCCGATAGAGCGGAACAATCCTTTGACGCCATCCAGGATTTTGCCACCAAAACGCCTTATGACCTGGCCCAGGTCACCGATGGGTTTGTCAAGCTGGTCAACTTCGGGCTTGATCCATCTGAACGCGCCCTGACCAGCTACGGCAACACCTCGTCTGCCTTGGGTAAGGATCTCAACCAGATGATCGAAGCGGTGGCCGATGCCGCCACCGGCGAGTTCGAGCGGCTCAAAGAGTTCGGCATCAAGTCTAAGTCAGAGGGCGACAAGGTCAGCTTCACCTTTCGGGGCGTCACCACCACGGTGGGTAAGAACGCCGCCGAGATCGAGCAGTACCTGATCAAGCTCGGCGAGACCAACTTCGGCGATGCCATGGCCAACCGGATGAAGACCCTAGATGGCGCGCTCTCCAATCTCCAGGACGAGTGGAACAAAGTTTTTCTCAGCATCTCCCAGGCTGGGATCGGCGATTTGATCGCCGACGGTGTCCGGATCGGCATCGGCGCTCTGGAAGAACTTAATGCCATGATCAAGTCGGGCGAGCTGGAGGGCTATTTGCGAGCGATCGCGGGCCAGTTTGCCAGGTGGGGCGAGGACATCAAGGCAGCGATCGCCATTGTTGGCCAGGAGTTCACCGATTTCACCAACGGCCTCGATAGTGACGGCAAGGCGGTGGTTGAGGAACTGATCAATGTCTTCCGCCGGTTCCCGGAGAACGTCCGGGCTTTCATCGGGTTGATGACGGTTGAGGTCGCGGCAGGTTTCGACAAAGCAATTGCCTATGCCCAGGCGGCCAGGGTGAGCTTGGCAGCGGCGTTCAGCGATGCCTATAGCGTCGGCGATGCGGCGGCCGAGTTAAAGCGTGAGCTGGAAGTCATCGACGGTGCCCGCAACGCCTCGATTGATTCGATCCTGAAAGAACGGGATGCCACGGTCAAGGCGGCGGCGGACAAACGAACTGCCGCAAAGCTTGAAAGGGTTGCCTGGGAGGAAAAGGAAAAAGCCCGTAAGGCGGCAGGCGTCGACGTCATGGCGCAAGCTAAAGTGCAAGCGCCGCCGGCATCGGCAAACGCCGCTAAGGCAGAGGGTGCCGCCAAACGATCCGTAGCCGCTGAAGCTAAGAAGGCGGCCACCGAGGCTAAGCAACAATACGAGGAACAAAAAAAGATTGCCGCCGAAAAGATGCGGGCTGCATCCCAGGAGAAGATCCTGGCTCTGGAGCTGGAGAAGCTCGAGGCCTCGAAGCTACCGACAGCCCTGGCGAGAGCCGAGGCTGAGCTGGCCATTGACCGGCGGATCATGGCTGAACGGGTGGCGCTGAAAAAACAGGAATTGGCCGCGATAAAGGCGGATCCCGAAGCCAACCAGGCCGATATCATCCGCGCGGAAAGCGACCTGGCCAATATGCGCCTCGAGGTCTCCCGCCAGGAACTGGAGGGGCAACGGGATATTGCCAGGGAACGCCTGGAGGTCATTGAAGATTCCTGGCGGCAGAGCGCGGCCGGAATCGAGGAGTACAAGGCCGCTGTCACCGCTGCCTACCAGTTGGGGCTAATGGAGACCAAGGAGTACAACGAGCGGATGATCGCCGCCGGCAGTGATCTGGGAGCCGGGCTGCAGCTTGGGTTCCAGCGGGCTATGGAACAGATGCGCACCGATGCCGAGATCATGATCGAGATCGGCGAGCAGGTGCCCGACCGCCTGGCCGCAGGCCTGGCCAACGTGTTCACTGCGGCCACCGAAGGTGCGGATGCGGCCAAGGAAGCGGTGATTGACTGGGCGCGCTCCACCATCAACTGGATCTCCCAGGTCATCCTCAAGCAGATGATCCTCAACGCCATGCAGTCGGTTGGGTTGGGCATGTCCGCCGGAGGTCAGGCAATCCAGGCCTTTGCCCTGGGCGGTCAAGCGCAGGCGCTGGCCGGAGGCGGTTCGGTCCTGGGATGGAGTCCATCACCAACCGCCGACAACATCCCGGCCTGGCTGACGGCCCGCGAGTTTGTCCATCCGGTGGACGCGGTCGACTGGTACGGCCTGCCGTTCATGGAGATGGTCCGCCGCAAGCTCTTCCCGCGCA